TAATTCTTTTGTGCCTATACCATGCAACGTAGATACATAAAAAGTATTTCCAGGGGTTGAACTTTTATATGTATCTACGTTGCATGGTATAGGCACAAAAGAATTAGCTATTAACACCAAAGAAAAATTATTGAATGGTAAAAAGTGGAAACAATTTAAAAACGTATTTCCAATTTATTCTGCAGTTAATTTTGATACTTTTATAAATGAAAACGGAACTACAATACATCAGGATAAAAACTTACAAGTTATAAATTATGCTAGAGCAAAATTAATTAGTTTAGAGGAAGCATCCATACAATTAAATTATCATGAAGGCGCTGTAGATATATTTTTTGTACAACAATTAGAAAGAGATATAGAATATTATAAGAAATCAAATGTTATGTATGAATTTTCTGACATGATTAAACTATTTGTTAAGGAGAAAAAGCATCTAGCTCTCGATGCAATTTTTCTTGATGAAGCCCAAGATCTGAATCCTTTGCAATGGAATATGTTTTTTTACATTGAGTCTAAATGTAAACGATCATACATTGCAGGGGATGATGATCAAACAATATATAATTTTCAAGGTGCAGACTCCAATATATTTATTGACCTTGAAGGTGAAAGAGATGACCAAGAAAAATCTTACAGAGTTCCTAAAGCAATACATAGAAAAGCTTTAGACATACTTCCTTATATAGATAAACGAGTAGATAAAAAATGGTATCCTAAAGATGAAGAAGGTGAACTTATTGAAAATTGTTTTTTAGAAGACTTAGATTTTAATAAGGGAGAGTGGATGATTTTAGCAACGACTAACAAATTGTTACAAGATTTTTCAGAGCATTTTTATAGAAAAGGTTTAAGAATTTTTGGCAAAGGAAATACTATTCTACCACAAAAAACATTAGAGGCTTATAGAACTTGGAACAAGTTAAACGATGGACAATTAGCTACAGTCGAAGAGACAAAAAATATGTGGACTTATTTAAACTACAACAAAGGTCACATTAAGTTTGGTTATTCTAGTGGCAAGACATTAAAAGGTGAGGAGTTAATATCTTTAGATGTTTTAAAAAAAGATCATGGTTTGTTGATTGAAGGTGACTGGCAACAACTAAGTTTTGATGAAGATGTAAAAAAATATATAAAAAGTATTTTAAAAAGTGGTGATGACTTATCAACAGATCCACGAATAGAACTTTCTACAATACATGGAGCTAAAGGTAGGGAACGAGAAAACATTGTTTTGTGTATAGATTATGGAACAGAAACACAATCAACAATGTTAGCACAAAAAGCAGCAGAAGATCCAAACTCTACACATAGATTATTTTTTGTTGGTGTAACACGAGCAATGCAAAGATTATATGTTTTATCACCATTAACATCACACTACTACACAATAGGAGGACAAATAATATGAAACCATATGACAAACAAATTGGAGGATCACATTATCAAAAATATAAAATACAGCCAAGTAAATTTGTAATAGAGAATAAGTTGCTCTATCCTGAAGGGTGTGCTATAAAATATATAATTAGACATGCAGACAAAGGAAAGAAGCAAGATTTATTAAAAGCAATTCACTTTATAGAAATGATTATCGAAAGGGATTATAGTTAATGTATACTGCACAAACAGAATGGAATAGTCCTACTTCTTTTCCAAATTTAAAAGACCATAAGTATATTGCAATAGATTTAGAAACAAGAGATCCAGGATTAAAATCACGAGGTTCTGGTGCATTAATTGGAGAAGGTGAGATAGTAGGTATTGCAGTGGCTGTCGAAGGTTGGTCTGGATATTATTCTTTTGGTCATCTAGAACAAAATCATTTTGATGAAGTTAGTGTTATGAGTTGGATTAAAGATGTATGTGCTTTACCTGCTACAAAACTATTTCATAATGCAATGTATGATGTTTGTTGGTTAAAAGCATATGGCGTTAAAATTAATGGTCACATTGTAGACACCATGGTAATGGCAGCACTGGTTGATGAAAACAAATTTTCATACTCACTAAATAGTGTTTCATATGAATGGTTAGGTGAGGTTAAAGATGAGACAGCATTAAAAGAAGCTGCGGCCAAAGCTGGTGTTGATCCAAAAGCTGAGATGTGGAAACTACCAGACATGTTTGTTGGTGCTTACGCGGAAAAAGATGCAGAACTAACTTTAAAATTATTTAAAAAATTATCTGTTGAAATTAAAAAACAAAATCTTACAAATGTATTTGATCTTGAAACACAATTGTTTCCATGTTTAATTGATATGAAGATTAAGGGCGTTCGAGTGGACGTTGAAAAAGCTCATAAATTGAAGCAACAATTAGCATCACAAGAAGAAAACTTACTCCTAGAAGTAAAAAAAGAAACAGGAATAGAACCTCAAATATGGGCAGCAAGAAGCATTGCCACAGTTTTTGATAAACTAGATTTACCTTATGAAAGAACTGCAAAATCAAAAGCGCCATCCTTTACTAAAAATTTTCTTCAAGAACATAAACATCCTATTGTTAATAAAATTGCAAAAGCAAGAGAAATAAACAAAGCCCATACTACATTTATAGATACAATTATCAAGTATCAACATAAAGGTAGAATACATGCAGATATAAATCCTATTAGAGGTGAAGGTGGTGGGACTGTAACAGGTAGATTCTCATATTCAAATCCAAACCTCCAACAAATTCCAGCAAGAAACAAGCAGCTAGGGCCAATGATACGATCATTGTTTATACCAGAAGAAAAACATAAATGGGGTTGTTTTGACTACTCACAACAAGAACCAAGATTAGTTGTACATTATGCAGCATCGAGTCAAAAACTTAGGGATGAAGAAGAAGTAAAAAAAATCGTAGATGAGTTTAATAACAATGAAGTAGACTTTCACCAAACTGTAGCAGACATGGCAGATATATCTAGAACGCAAGCTAAAACAATTAATTTAGGTTTGTTTTATGGAATGGGTAAAGCAAAACTACAAGCAGAGTTAGGTCTATCAACAAAAGATGAAGCGGAAAAATTATTTAATCAATACCATGATCGTGTTCCATTTGTTAAAGACTTAATGAATAATACATCAAAAGATGGTGCAGCATTGGGATATATTAGAACGTTATTAGGTAGAAAATGTAGATTTGATAAATGGGAATTAAATGAATATAATCCTGGAGTTTTTAGTCCACCAATGACTGAAGCTGAAGCAAGAGAAGCTTCTGTAAATAAACAAAAAACAAAAGAAATAGAAAGACAAAAATATAAATTAGATTTAAAAGAAATTACAGAAGAACAAATTTTAAAAAATATAAAACCAAACATAAGACGGGCATTTACGTACAAGGCATTAAACAAATTAATACAAGGGTCAGCAGCAGATATGACTAAACAGTCCATGTTAGATTTATACAAGGAAGGCGTTATACCACACATACAAATACATGATGAACTTGATATTTCTGTAGAATCACCACAGCAAGCCAAAAAAATTATTGAGATTATGGAAAATGCTGTTAAATTAAAAATCCCTAATAAAGTTGACTATGAATCAGGTGATAACTGGGGAGAAATAAATGGATAATTATTATGGCATATTTAAATGCAAACATACCACCAATTTACGCACAAATAAAAAAGGAGTATCTATATGATAATAAAAAACATCATGGAAAAGTTGAAGATTGTATTGTCTTCGGCATTAGTTGTATTACAGGGCGCGCTATCTTATGGCACGCAATTATGGAGAACGGTGCAGTCTTTTATCGTCTCCCAATTACGGCTTTTATTCAACGTGATTTTCAACCATCAACTGTTCCCATTCAAAGACTTGATGAATTGGAACTTTGGAATAGCTTTAGTTATTACCCTGCTGTTACTACTTATGATATCTTAAGTGGACAACACGGAAAATATATAGGTAAAGATAAGAAATGGCATCATGGTAATTACCTCTTTACCGTTGACTTTGCACATCCAGAGAGTAATATAGTCGACACCGAACATTCGGAAATACCGCACGAACATAAGTGCGCACACATTATTGCCTTAGATAATGGCAATTTTGCAGCACAACCTAACAATAGAATTATATGGGACTTACCTTCTTTTACTGTAAAGAATAATATCCCTGATTGGAAGGTACAGACATCAGAGTGGAACGTAGAAGATTCTGGTAAATGGCAAACTGAAGACACGGATAAATTTTTCTACGAAATAGAGGAGAAGAAAAATGATTAAAAAATGGATTGTAAGACCAATTAGAAAAGTTTGGAATTGGTTAACAAATATTGTTAAAAGTTGGATCGGTTAATATGATTAAGTGTGAAGATTGTAAACATGATTGTCATTGTGAAGATATTTTACATATTGACATTTGTGAATGCACTAAATGTGTTTGTAATACAAAAGACGAAGACAAGACATGGGAAAACGAGGTTGAATACGAAAAGTAATGGAGATAACAAAAATGAACTATTATTTTACAGGTTTATTAATTATATTAATGAGTTTGTTAGCATTTTGTGTAAAGCCAGGATATTCTGCAGAAACACAATCGAACGTAAGCGGATCCAACACAAGTATTGAAGGTGGGTATACTGGCGGAGCAACAACTTACGAGTCAGGTAGCACCTCTACATCTACAACTAATTCAACATCGAACAGTAATATAAAATCAGCACCACCAACAGCTTCATCACCTTCATACAATTCTATGACACAAGACGTGTGTGCAGTAGGAGGATCACTTGGGGTACAAACATTTGGACTTGGCATTAGCGGCGGAAAACATTTTATTGATAAAAATTGTGAGCGATTAAAGTTAGCTAGAATATTAAATGATTTTGGTATGCGTGTAGCAGCCGTAGCCATCCTCTGCCAGGATGAGCGCGTATTTGAAAGCATGATTTCCGCAGGCACTGTCTGTCCAATTGACGGCAAAATTGGAGCTGAAGCTATGGCATTGTGGGCTAAATATGGTCATGAAAGACCAGATTATAATACGTATATGAAACGTGTAAAAGATAGAGAAAAAGCTGATAAGAGAGCAGAAAAACTTAGATTAAAAGAAGAAGCTAAGATGACAAAAGAATTAGAAAAAATGGATAAAGAAATTAAAATAGAAATAATACCATTAAAGAAACCAAATGTTAGATAAATATATTATAAGATTTTTAGAGACAATTGATAATGCATGTGAATGGATAGCTAACAAATTAGCTGGACCAAGATGTAAATGTGGCAAGAAAAAGAAAAAAGATGCCTAGACCTGTACGTAAATGGATAGTAAAGTTACGAATGTGGTATGCAGATATAAGAGGACATCACGGTAAACGATGGGATTATGAGCCATCTAAATATTACATGAGGAAAAAATGAAGATATCAGAAAATACAGCAATAAGTATGCCTATGAAAAACATGTTGGCAATTATAGCTGGTGTTGCCATGGGCGTGTTTGCTTATACAGAAGTAACATCTAGACTAACAAGCCTTGAGACATCACGTGAGTTGTTTCAAGCGGACTTATTAAAAAAGAGTGAACAATTACCTACTGACCAGGAACAGTTTATGTTGATAGAAGATTTATATAAGTCAACAGAAAAACTTGAGATAACTCAAGAGCAAAATATGACCAACAAAGTTAACATACAATTTTTAAACAAACAACTAGAAAAAGCATTAATTGATGTTGAAAAATTAAAAGATAAAGTTAGAAAAAACGGTAATGGTAGTCATGATTGAAGTAGTAGTTGCATTACTAATGATTGTGAACGGAGAGATTAAAGAACATAGAATACAAGACTCCATGTCTACCTGTTTAAAAGCTAAACGTATTGCAATGAGATCGGGTACAAGTCGTATAGACTATCAATGTATAAAATCAAAAGCAGAAACAGAAATATATCTTGGTGAAAAATCAATTGTTAAATTAATATTAAAATGAGATGGCTAGTAATTATA